CGCAAGAGAGCGCATCGTGGCTGTGGCAGGTGGCGTCACGCGTCGCTTCAAGCACGCTGGTCCGTCGGGCATGCCCATGCAGTCGACCGTCAATGACGTGTTGATGGAGATTGTGTGTGCGCGCCTGGTGGCACAGTGGCCTCGCGAAGAGGACGGGTCGATGCTGAAGGTCAGCGAGGCAGATATAAACGCGCTTGTCCAGCGCGTCGGGTCGGGCCTGGGACTGAAGATCAGGCTGGAGGAGTATGCCGAAGGACAGCTGGGGAGCATTTTGGACGTGCTGTACAAGCACCCCTTCTTGTTCCTTGGCTTCCGGTGGTATGTGAACCCAGACTTTGAGGTCTCGGTGTTTGCCGATCTGCCCCGCTGTCTGACGCAGATGCAGTACCCCTCGTCCACGTGGATACACAAAGACGAGCTTGAGGTGATGGAGGCTGTACGCCTTGCGTCTATAATCATGTCTATGGGTGTCCCCCCTCCGCAGCTGGAAAAGTGCTGGGAGGCGGGCCGGAGCCAGGCCCTGCTCCGTCTGGAGAGGGCCATGGCTGGGAACACCCGCTCCATCGGTGACAGAGCTGGGTGGTTCATGCATGAGGGCGTGTTCGCGAGTTCCGGAGAGGACAAAAGCCTCGAAGGGCTCTTCAAGGCGCTCCAGCGTGATCCACGCGACTTGTGGCTTACCAGAAAACAGCGAGTGCTGGAAGCCGCCGCAGAGGACCCACTTGCTTGGGCAGATCTGGTAGAACAGCAGGAGGAGCAGGTCGCTGAAGCTACAGGGCTGACGTTATATCGCCCTAGAGCGGGTAAGCTGCCTAAACCCACTGTGATCACCCTGCCACAGCACCCTGTGGCCCATCCTCCCACGGCTGCCAATGATGGTCGTCCGCCCCCAGTTGCGCGCTGGGCGCCTGACAGACCTCCGCGCATGGCGCCAGATGCAGAGTCGGGCACTTCACGTGCTCCGCGCGGCATCAGGCTGCGGCGTGACCGGCAGTCAGAGATGGTGTTCTTCGGAGGATCGGACTCCGACGATGCGTACTCGGACGAGTACGATGAGTGATGGACAAATGGTGGGCGTGTAACAGTTTTGGGTAGCAGCCGGCTTTCTGAGAAAAAGCAAATTGCGGGTGGCCCCCCCACCAGGGAAGCGGGAGGGAGCTGGTTTCCCAGTATCTGAGCACACAGAAACTGGGTGGTATCTGGACAGTGGGTGACCGCCCCCGAAAAGGCGGAAGCTGCCCTCCAGTATAAACAAATGGCAAACAAAACGATTAAGAAATTGCAAAAGACTGCAAAGAAGGTTAGGAGAAATGTGGGAAAGATGGCAGGGGGCGCGATGGGCGCCGCCATTCTGGACCAGAAGGCGATGGCTGCGGCCAAGATGCTTGAGGACCCCTGTAACGCAACCATTTCGGAAGCGTGTTACAGGGGTGACCTCGGTTTTCGTAATCGGTTTGTGGCGTCGGTCACGTTGCTGAACGGGGCTGGTGTCACTGCTGGTGCGATCGCCTTCATCCCGGGTCCAAACATAGTTTATTGGATGGCAGCTGCCAATTCAACGACAGGTGTCACCTGGACTAGTTTTAACGGGCCGGGTACTAACTTTATTCAGACTAACGCAGTTGCCATTAGGTCCCTTGGTGCTTGTATCTCATCCACGCCTGTTGCACCGAATCTGTCTACATCTGGTCAGGTGTACACGTCTATCGTGCCAGTGTCCGCACTGGCGGTTGGTAGCACTCAGACACCTGACCAGCTGTCGCAGCTGTGCAACAAGTATGGAAAAGTGGTCATTGACCAGCCCATGGAGACGAAATGGATTCCGGGCTCGGCGGACGAGAATTACAATACTCCGTTCGTCACGGCTGATTCCTCTGATCAGACCGCAATATTGATGGTGTACGTAGGGTTGCCCGCGGCTTCAGGCATAATTAGCAGGTTCACTAACATTACTGAGTGGAAGCCATTGAACAGTCTTGGAATTGCTTCCGAGTCGTTCCATGGTAACCCCTCAAGAAATACTATTGAACATGTTAAGCAGGCCTTGGCCAGGAAGAACCCCAACTGGTGGTCCAACATCGGCACGTTGGCGTATTCCGTTATTCGCGGTTATGCTACGGCTGGTATGGTTGGCGCAGTGGGGGCGGCTTTTAAAGCAACCAAGTTTCTGTAGCGGCCCATGTGTGCCATTAGTCAAAAGAAGAAGGCGAAAGCCTCGCAAAAACCCAAAAGAGGGACCCCGGG